ATGGGAATGGCAGCATTCGGTCATCCAGTGAATATGAACGTAGTCGAGAGGCAATTATACAAGAATAACCATAAAGGATGTAGATTAGGCAATTACAAAAAAGAAGATATCGCAAAAAGTGCAGAAAGGATATTACAACTTGAATTGAATACTATATTTGCAAAAGCAGCAGAATATAGCAAACACATCTGCTATGGGGGTGGAGTCGCTCTGAACTGCGTTGTAAACAGTGGTTTGAGGGAAATGTACAATATGTGGATTATGCCAAATCCTGGTGACGCTGGAGGTGCTCTGGGGGCAGCATGTCTCGCATATGGTGGCAGAGTTCAGTTCACCCCTTATACTGGGTATAATATACAAAAACTATGCGATCCTAGGAGAGTTGTAGATGCAATACTCGAAAAAAGAGTCGTGGGCATTGCAAATGGTCGTGCTGAGTTTGGTCCTCGTGCTCTCGGTAATAGAAGTCTACTGGCGGATCCGAGACAAGCAGACACCAAAGACTTAGTGAACGAAATCAAAAAAAGAGATAAGTTCAGACCTTTTGCACCTGCTGTGCTTGAAGAACATGCTCAAGACTACTTTGACATGCCACCTCATTCAAGATATATGTCATATGTTTATAAGTGCAAACAACCACATGCCATACCTGCTGTTGTACACGTTGATAATACTGCTAGGGTACAAACAGTCCCAGAGACATCTGAAAGCATACTGAGACCGATTCTAGAGTGCTGGTACGAGCGTACAGGATGTCCTGTATTATTGAATACATCATTGAATGTAAAAGGGAAACCAATAGTAAATACTTGGCAAGATGCAGAGATATTCTCAAATAAGTATGGCGTAACAGTTTATTGATGAAAATTTTATATAATGGTTGCTCTATCACATGGGGCGACGAACTTACAGATCGTGAAAATCAAAGATACAGTAGACTGGTATCAAACCATTATAATGCGGAAGAAGTAAATTTAGCGTCTAATGGTATAAGTAATGATCGCATTGTAAGAGAATCTATCGCATATCTAGATAAAAATTCCGTTGATCTTATTGTGGTTCAATTTACTTTATATACAAGGATAGAGTGGTTTAGGAAAGACGGATCTATATTGGATATGCACATACATCAGAAAAAACACCCTGCTTCATTTTACTATAAATGGATATACAATGACTATAATGGCATTGAGAATATGTGGAAAAATTTAGTTCTCTTTGACACATACTGCACACAGAAGCGTATAAAGTACGTGCCTCTTTTAGCAGATCACCATAAAGACGCTTTGCAATTAAAAAATAATTGGCAGAAATTATATCATGGTAAACCTCTTACTCACTTACATAGAGGTATTTTGAAAAGAACACCGAAACCACACATGATGTCTTCTGGCATTATACCAGAAGGGTATATACCTGAAAATTTTACACTTCCAAATAATCACCCTAGTTCAAAAGGGCATAAGCTTATTGCGGAAAAAGTTATTGAGTTGATAGACGATGTTTCTGTATTTTAATGGATGTTCTTACACATATGGGAAGTGGTGCCCTGATAGGGAAAATAACATATATTCAACTTTAGTCAGTAATCACTTTGGTGCTGATCATTACAATGACTCAGTTTGTGCTTCAAGTAATGATGAAATAGTAGAACGTACACTGAAGTGGTTGAAAGATAATACATGCGACCATGCTATTATTATGATGACTCATGATGGTCGAATGAAGTTGAACATGAGGTTTCTGCCACACAGGACAGGCACTCAAGAACAAATAAAACTCAATGACATGTTTTACAGGAATTTTTATAGTGATGAACTTGGTGCAACGAACTTCTACAGAAACAGGTATATCTTAGAGCAAGCGTTTGAAAAAAGAAATATACCTCTACTCCTTATGCAATATGTCCCTTTACCGTATCAGGGAACAAACATTTGGAAAGAGATGTGTAAGGGAGACTTACCTTTGGTTGCAAAAACAATGTTTCGTATGAACGAATTGTCACCAAAGATAAAAACAATTTTGGGTAGAACATCTAATAAAGAATATTATTATAATGAAGAGTGTAAGCAAAACTCCCACCCTAACCCCAAAGGACATAGAAAGATAGCAGACTTCGTGATAGGCAAATTGACACCCACTATATAAAGTGTTATGATGATTATGACTGACCCGTAATTATGGCTAAAGGATTCAAGGTGGTTACAAAACCGCCAACTGATGAGAAAAAGTCTTTTGATATTGAAAAAGCAAAAGAATTACTCAAAGGAAAAAGTATTGTGTTCTGTCTACCTGGCAGAGGAGTATCATACATTTTTCTAAAAAATTTCGTATCGCTCTGTTTCGAGTTGGTGCAGAATGGGGCAAATATACAAATATCCCAAGACTATAGTTCCATGGTGAACTTTGCTAGATGTAAATGTCTAGGAGCGAATGTCCTAAGAGGACCTGATCAATTACCATGGGATGGTAAACTCAAGTATGATTATCAATTATGGATTGATAGTGATATAGTTTTCACTAACGAATCTTTCTATCGTGTTCTTGCAATGGACAAAGATATTGCTGGTGGTTGGTATGCTACAGAAGATGGTCAAACAACATCTTGTGCTCACTGGTTAGAAGAGGATGACTTCAAAGAGAATGGTGGTGTCATGAATCATGAGATGGTTGACGGTATTATAAAAAGACGTAAACCATTTACAGTTGACTATACAGGTTTCGGATGGTTACTTATCAAGCACGGTGTTTTTGAGCACAAAGAATTGACATATCCTTGGTTTGCTCCTCAAATGCAGGTTTTTGACTCAGGTGAAGTACAAGACATGTGTGGTGAAGATGTATCATTCTGTCTTGATGCAATCAAAGCAGGTTTTGAAATTTGGATTGACCCACAGTGCAGAGTAGGACACGAGAAAACTAGAATCATATAGATAGCGGTGATGATCAACATTACCAATATGGAATTATATGATATCTACATAGAGGGTAGCAAAGAATACAGTTCTATATCAGAGGAAGAAATGCTAGAGATCACACAAGATCTAGCAGAGGATTATTATAAAAATGGTTTCCCACATCCTGATGAAATAGAGGTCAGATATCTAGGACATGAAGACGACCCTCAGTAGAGGGTCTTTTTTTGTCTCTAAATAATGATAAATATACCCAGACTACAAATATATAGTGCCCACACAGAGTTTTTCACAAGGATTCAAAGATATTTCTTTATCCTTCAAAAAGCATCCAGTGACGAATGACATTCTTGTTCTAAAAAATGAGGATGCCATAAAACGCTCTGTGCAAAATTTAGTGCGTATCAACTTTGGTGAGGTATTTTTCAATAGACTATTAGGCACAAATGTTACAGGATCATTATTTGAGTTGGCAAACTCAGATTTTACTGATCCTATGAAATCGGAAATAGAGACAACTCTAAAAAACTTTGAACCAAGAGTAAGACTTACAGATGTTGCGTTTATATCAACTCCTGATAAAAATTCTCTTGAGGTAAGTATATTTTATGACATCATTGGTTTGTCTGCTCCGACACAACAAGTCACATTCGTTCTAGAACCAACAAGGTTATAATGGCACTGCAACAGTTTACCAATCTAAATTTTGAGGATATCAAAACCTCAATTAAAGATTATCTAAGACAGAACTCTAATTTCTCAGACATGGACTTTGAGGGATCAAACCTGTCTACTCTTGTAAATGTACTTGCATATAACTCATACACGACAGCATATAATACAAACGCAGTAGTAAACGAAACTTTTATTGATAGTGCGACACTAAGAGAAAACGTTGTGTCGTTAGCGAGAAATATAGGATATGTACCACGCTCTAAGCGAGCAGCAAGAATGCTCGTTGACTTCAGCATCGTAGGAATCAATACAAATACAACAACGATTACATTCCAACCTGGTTTGTATGGTAATGGTAGTGTGTCGAGCATCGACTACTTGTTTTCCATTCCACAGAAAGTAACAGCTACAGCTAAGGATGGTGAGTCTGCTGGATCTTTAGAAGTATTTCAGGGTCAGTATCTAGAAAGTCGTTTTGTTGTAAATGACTCTCTTCCTAATCAAAGATACATCCTTCCTAATAATGGTGTAGACACATCTACAATCAGAGTCAATGTCAAAGAGAATAATTCAAGCACAACTTCCACTGAGTATAAGATAGTTGATAATATAATCGGAATAACATCAACATCAAACATATATTTGATACAAGAGACTACGGATGAGAAGTATGAGATATTATTTGGTGATGGTATATTTGGAGCAAAATTGCAAAATGGTAACGTGATTGATATTTCATATATCAAGACAGAAGGTAAGAATGGTAATGGTGTAGCGAGGTTGAGTTTCTCAGGTGTTGTCACAGATCAAGATAATATTACAGAAACTGGTATAATCGCATCTTTACGTCCTCAGTTCCCTGCTGAAGGTGGGGATGATATAGAAGATCTAAGAAGTGTGAGATACTATGCTCCAAGACTGTATTCCTCACAGCACAGAGCTGTCACAGCGAGTGACTATGAAGCTATTCTACCATCAGTTTATGCAAATATTGAATCAGTCAGTGCATTTGGTGGTGAGGAACTTGATCCTCCAAAATATGGAAGAGTATTCATCGCTGCAAAACCTAAGAATGGTAATTTTCTATCTGAGTTTACTAAGAAACAAATACTAACATCACTCAAGAGTTATTCTGTTGCAGGTATTGTACCTGAGATGATTGACTTGAAGTTTTTATACGTTGAACTCGACAGTTACATTTACTATAATGCTAACTTTGTAGGTGATACTCAAAACCTTAGAGCAGATGTTATAACAGCGATGACCACTTTTGCTAGTGGCACAGAGTTGAATAAATTTGGTGGTAGGTTCAAGTATAGTAAAGTTTTATCACTCATCGATAGAGTCAGTGATTCAATTACATCAAATATCACCACAATTAGAATAAGAAGAAACTTAGTAGCACGATTGAACGTCTTTAGTCAGTATGAAATATGTTTTGATAATACCTTTCATCGAAATGACGATGCTTACAATATCAAATCTACAGGTTTCAACGTATCTGGCGTGTCTGGAACTGTTTACTTTGCTGATCAATTTGTGTCGGGTGATAAAGGTAAATTGTTCTTATTCCAACTAAGCTCTGATGCTTCTGTCAAAATTCTATCCACTTCTTTTGGATCTGTTGATTATAAAAAGGGTGAAGTAATAATAGACACAGTAAATATTACAAGCACTGTTTTATCTGACAATATAATTCAAATTCAGGCAATACCTCAATCAAATGATGTGCTTGCAAGAAAAGAATTATACTTGCAGTTTGACGTTTCTAATAGTAACTTCTACATGAGAGAAGATCCTATTTCAACAGGAGCAAATACATCTGGTACCAGGTATGATCCACAATCAAGTTACAGTAATGGTGCAAAAGTAAGGGGTGCAATCATCACAAGTGCATCAACTGCTTCCACACTTGTGGGATATGTAAATGGGCAACCATATTATGGTGAATTTCACTTGATGCCGAATGGCAACAAAATGACAGGAGGGACACACTCATCTAGTAGTGTACTCATAACAAACACTCCTACATCTGCCATAGATACTTCATCTACACCTGTGTCATCGTCTCCGACATCAACATCATCTAGTTCCTCAAGTAGTAGTGGATATTAATGATTCAGACATCACTTACAAAAGTCAAAATAAATGAAGTTGTTCAAAGTCAATTACCAGAGGTAATTGATGCTGAAAATCCTCGTTTTGGTGAATTCCTAAAACAATATTATATCTCTCAAGAATATCAAGGTGGATCAGTTGATATAGCTGAAAACCTTGTTGAATATAAAAAAATAGACTTTCTCAATACAGAAAATCTGATTGGATTCACATCTCTTACTCAATACACAACAGGTGCTGATAATGTAATATATGTTGACTCTACAAAAGGATGGCCAAGACAATTTGGTCTTTTGAAGATTGATAATGAGATAATCACATATACAGGTATAGGTTCCACATCGTTTGAAGGTTGTGTAAGAGGTTTTAGTGGAATTGAAAATAACAGTAGAACTAATGCACCAGAATACCTTACATTCACTAATAGTGGTATATCTACACATGCTGTAGATGCTAAAGTTCACAACTTGAGTAATGTGTTTCTACAGGAGTTTCTAAAGAAACTCAAAAAACAAGTATTACCAGGTTTTGCTGAAAGAAATCTAGACGAAAAACTTAACCAGTCAAACTTCATAAGACAAGCAAAAGATTTCTACAAATCCAAGGGTACTGAGGAAGCGTTCAAAATATTGTTTGGTGCATTGTATAGTGAAAAGGTTGAAATGATTCAACCTTCAAAATACATATTCAAACCATCTGATGCAGATTATATTGTAAACGATGTAGTGATATGTGAATTATTATCAGGTAATCCTCTCAAGATTGAGGGTCAAAGTTTGATACAAGAAACTACTCCTCTTCAAACAAGTGGTTCAATATACAATGTTGAGAAGGCTTTAGTTGGTGGTAAAACTTTTTACAAGATTGCCATATCTAAGGGCACCACAATAGGTAAATTCAAGCAAGTTGGTAAAACTTTCATAACAGATTCTGCACCTTTAGGTGCTACTGTATTGAACGTAGACTCGACAGTTGGATTTGGATCTACAGGTACGATAAGTTTTGAGAATAGATCTTTATCATATACTTCAAAAAACTATACACAATTTTTAGGTCTTACACCTCTTACATCTCCATGTGGCATAGGGTCTACAGTGAGATCAGGTTTAGTAGCTACATCATATGAAGATGGTAATTTGAATCTACCCGTCACATTCAACGTGTTGGGTGTATTGCATGATTTCGTAGGGGAGGCAAGAAGTCAGCAAGAAAATTCTGTACTCAATATCAAGCATTTAGGGAAAAAGGAAAAGGAACTAAGATATAGCACATGGATATACAATAATGCATCCACGTATAACATTGATTCATTTACCTTACAAAGTAACAACAATTATACATTCAGTTTTGCTGCACAAGAGCATACCTTATATGTTGGGGATACAATTGAGGTAATAAATCAAAATGATGAAGATGATGTAGTACTTGGTAAAATTACTTTTGTTTTTGAAAAGAGTGCATTTGGATTTTCTGTATCTGCAAACGTACCCAATTTAGATACCACTCAGAAATACAAGGTAAGAAGAAAAATGAAATTGTCTTCTACTGGATTTACAGTAGATGTACAAAACTCATATACTGATGGAGATTCAACTTATGTTGCTTCTAACAGTTTACCAAACTATCCTATTGATCCACAAAAAAGAGTAAGAACATTTTCAAATTCAGGTATCAGTACAACGACAGTAGAAATATCTCTTAGTGATCATAATTTTCATGATGGTGATTTAGTTGTATATTCTTCTGTAGGTGTAGGAACACTTACTAATTTCAATACTGGTGAAGCATATTACATAAAGAAGGTTGACGACAATACAGTAAAACTTGCATACACTGCAGAGAACGTTCGCAGAGGTCAATTCCTTACAGCATTTACAGGAAGTGATATAGGTGTTACTACTTCACATACATTGACACCATTTGCGGTGTTTGGTAATTCTGTAGGTGGTCAAAAATTACTTAGAAAATTTAGTGACCCTGAATTTTCAAATAACAAGACAAAGACCGTTCAGGGTGGAATAGGTTTATTTGCAAATGGCGTTGAAGCGTATTCATACAAATCTTCTGATATAGTTTATTTTGGACCTTTAGAAGATGTTGAAGTATTGAATACAGGATCTGACTACGATGTTATAAATCCCCCTCGTTTATCGGTCACACAGGACGGACATACTGGTTTAGGTGCATCTGTCATAGCACATGTTGAAGGCACCTTACAAGAGGTCTTAGTGGACACACTAGGATTAGATTATGAAGAAACCCCTGTGGTAAAAGTTGTTGGTGGTAATAATACAACCGCAATAGCAAGGGCAAAGATGAAAATTGTTCAACATGAGGTTGAATTTGACTCTACTAGCACTGGTGGTATTGTAAACACAGCTACTGATAGGTTTGTGTTCCCTGAACCACATGGATTCAAAGATGGTGAAGAATTGATATATGATACAAATGGTAGTAGTAATCCTATAGGTATTGGAACAACGCCAGGAACTCTTGTTGATACTGCCCCATACTTTGTGGTGAAGATAAACGATCATGAGATGCATATATCAGAATCAAGGACTAAGGCATTAGCAGGTATTGGAACAATAGATCTTACAGTGAATGGTGGTGGATTACAAAAGTTTATTAGTAAAGAACGAAGGCAAAAACTAGATAAAATTCTTGTAGAGAATAGTGGATATTTCAAAAATAGAGAAGTAAGGACAATCTCAGGAATAAACACCTTCACAGATACAATCAATATAAAAAATCATGGATTCTTTGATTCTGAAATTATAAAATACAATGCACTAGGCACTATAAACAGTGCGGTAGGTGGACTTACAAAGAATAGTGAATATTTTGTTGACAAAATTGATGATGATAACTTTAGATTATCTAATGATAAAAATCTCAATAGTTTCATATCACTTACCAATGATGGTTTAGGAACTCATGTATTCCAAGATCCACCAATCTATGTTGATATTTCTGGTAGACAAGGAATCAATACTTCAAATGCTAGTGCTACTCCTATTATCAGAGGAGAGGTAAAAAATGTTCATGTATACGATAAAGGAAGTGATTATGGATCTACTGTTATCAATGATAATTATAAAGCGACTATTGAAGTAGCAGAAGGAAAAAATGCATTCATACAACCATTCATTGTCAATGGTAGAATAGATCAAATAATAGTAAAATTTGGTGGTGAAAATTTCTTCAGTACACCTGACATAGTGATTACAGGTAATGGCGTAGGTGCAAAGGCGAAAGCAATAGTAGCAAATGGTTCAATTACAAAAATTGAAATGATTGAGAAGGGTGCAGGTTACTCTCAATCAGAAACAACTGCGAGAGCTGACACACCTGGTAGCGGAGCTATATTCTCTAGTCAGATAAAGACATGGACGGTAAACCAAGTTGAAAGATTTGCTAAATTTGGTGATGTAAAAGAGGACGATGGATTTTTAGAGACACCAACCTCCGAAGATCTTGGAAACCCATATGTAAATTATTATGTTCCAAGACTTCTAAGAGACTTCTTAGGTGATGTGGGGCAAGATCACTCTCCAATCATAGGTTGGGCATATGATGGTCATCCTATCTACGGTCCGTATGCTGTTGTTGATGGCAATAAAAAATATATTGAGTCAAGCTACGTCAAATCCTCAAGTCAGCGAGTCAACGGGCCAAGCATAACCAAGTATCCAGCAGGTTTCTTCATTGAAGACTTTACGTATGTGGAAGGAACAGGTGATTTAGATGAGCACAATGGTAGATTTGCAGCAACACCAGAGTATCCTAATGGCATCTATGCATATTACACTACACTTGATCCAACACTTGTAATCAACGCTAACAGTCCATTCAGAGGTGTTAGAACCCCTATATTCCCTTACATTATTGGTGATACTTATAATTCTAAACCACAGACAGCTTCATTGAATCAAGATAATGATCCTATTACTTTAGGTTTAGTAAGAAATACACAACCTTACAATATTGAAGAGTATCAATTCACTTCAAATGCGAATAAAAATACAGAAACTAATTCTATCATTACTAACACTAAAGGTAGTTCAGTCACTCGTATAGACATAGTAACTGCAGGTAAAGATTATAATGTAGGAGATCCACTTGTATTCGATAATAAAGACACTGAAGGTTTTGGTGCTGTAGGTAAAGTAAGTTATGTTGAAGGTCCTGACATTACCAATATCACATCTAACATTACAACATTAGATGATATTGTATTGATATCTAATGGTGACACTGTAACTGGAATACACACAGGACCACATGGATTGCCTGATAATGTGAACGTAGAGATAATAGGAATATCAACTACAACTCATGCAAATCTTGTTACCCAATCAAAAATAAACGTAAAAGTGGTAAGCACAGGCATAGCAATGACTATGGGAACAAGTGCTGCGACTGGTTTGACAACAAGTGTGTTGATAAATGATTGGTTACCTGATGTTATCAAAGATTACAAATTCAAGGTAAATGATATTGTTCAAATTGAAAGTGAGCAATTGAAAATTTATAATTTTGATGTCAAAAATAATAGAGTTGAATTTTTGAGAGCCCAGAATGGTACAGCTGGTGCTGCTCATTCTTTTGGAACAAGAGTTACAAGATTGGAGAATGAATTTACATACAGTCTTGACAAACCACTCAACCTATCAACACCAGAAGATGTAAGTTACTATTTCAATGCTGAAACTTCTGTTGGTACAGGTCAAACATTCGGTGTTGGTATTGGTACAACTGTTACTGTTGCTGGAAGAGGACAAAATCAAACCACATCATTCTTCAATAATGAGACAAAAAATATCTTTATACCCACTAGATCTTTCTATCTACCTAATCACCCATTCAAGACTGGTGACAAAGTAGAATACAATCCTGGTGCTGGAACCTCTATCACGTATCAGACAAATGCGATGAGACATGTGAATGTTACTTTTGCTAGACCTTTGCCACCTGAGGTATTCGTTCAAGTAATAGATAAAGATCTAATTGGTATTGTCACTTCTCAATCACACATAGGTTTTGACACTAATAGGGTTATGCTTAGTGCTAACGCTGGTATTGGTAATACTCACTTCTTCAAAACCAAAAGAGATGTTGTCACAGGGACACTAAGAATTATAGATGTAAATGTAACTGCAAGCGGACATACATTCAAAACGGGCGATCAGATAGATCTTACAGTGGTATCATCTGGCACAAGTTCTGTCACTGCAGTGTATGATCCTGGCACAAGATTCGTAAGTATAGGATCTTCAGTAAATCCCCCTATCTCTCTGATACTTGGAGATACCTTAGAAATTGATACATCAGATGTTTCATTAGAAAATACAAAACTAAGTTTCTTTACTGATAATTCATATGAGAAAAAATTTGTTGGAACAGGTAGATCTGATATTGAAGTTGTTGAGACTGGAATTCCTGGTAATCCAGATTCTAAAACATCAATTCACTTTACTAATCGTGTTCCTGATGTACTTTACTACAAGTTCTCACCTTTACAGAATGCAAAAATAATAGAAACAAATAAAGACATAAAAGATTATAGTAAGATTTTTGTCAACCCAAGTAAATTCACGGGTAATCATGGTATATCATCCATAGCAAATAATGTATTCACATTCAATCTATATGAAGTTCCTGAAAAGGTTGGATATACAAGTGCTTCTCAGTTGAGTTATATTACAAACAGTCCAACTGTAAAAGGTGGCGTTGCTAGAGTTTTATTACAGGGTGGTGGAGATCAATATAAAGATGTACCTCAAGTTTCTGTAGGATCTACCACAGGATCATCTGCTAATCTAAAAGCATTTGGAGAAGATATAGGAGCATTAGATAAAATTGAATTAGTAGATGTTGGTTTTGATTATCCATCTGATTTAACATTACAACCTCAAGCAGCTGTTCCACAAATTGTATTTTTGAAAGACAATTTCTCAGTGAATAGTGTTGCAATCACATCAACAGGTAGAAATTATCTCACTCCACCTAATTTTGTTGTTTATAATAGCAAAACAAATACTGTAAATGATAATCCTAAATTTGAAGCAACACTTAGTGGTGGATCAGTAACAGAGGTGAAGATAGTTACACCTGGTGGTAACTTGAGTAGTGGTGATGTTGAATTATTTGCAGTAGATAATAGTAATGGAGTTGGTATAGTAAGTGCTTCATATTTGGATCCTAATGTAACACTCAGATTACAAACACCAACAACTGGATTTACAACTGCTACTCCTTTCCCCTTTGCAATAGGAGAAAAAATATTTGTTGAAAACGTAGGTAGTGCAGGGGGTAATGGATATAATTCATCAGACTTTGGATACAAAACTTTTACAATCACAGGTATAAACAGTGCATTTGGAAATGTAAATGCAGCAACAATAACCTATGAAGTTGATAAAGATCCTGGTATTCATGATTTTGGAAAGTATGGAACTGTAAGTAAAGATAAGGATCTTGCTAAATTTACAGTAAATCTTGTAGAAAGTTCATTCCTAAATGGTGAACCAGTGGTATCATCTTCTGGTGCCTCTGCAAATGTCATCCAAGGAAAAGGAAAAACTAGAAATGTTTTACGTATTGATTCATTAGTTGGATTCAACACTGGCGATGTGGTTACTGGTAAATTCTCTAAAGCAGGTGGAACGATAGAGTCTACGAAAGAATACACTGGTTACTTTACTCTTGATACCTCTGCTGAAAAACCATTTGGATGGGAGAGAGATACTGGTAAGTTGAATGAGTTTTATCAAAGAATGCAAGATAATGATTATTATCAAAATTTTGCATACTCACTCAAGAGCACAGTTGGTATTGCATCATGGAGTGAACCTGTAGACTCTCTTGCACATATATCTGGATTCAAAAAACACTCTGATCTCCTTATAAATTCAGTGCCATCTACAGCTCCTGTAATCGCTGGAATATCATCAGGTGCAACTAATGTAGTCGTTATAGACGCAGAAGCATCCATACAAGACAAACATAATTTTGATGTTGTAAGTGAAAATACAAATACAGAAGAAACAGTTAGTGATGAGGTATCATTTACACATGGAAGATTTGGTGATGCGATTATATGTAAAACAAATAGGGTATTAGATATTGATGATCTAAGTCCTCAGTTCTACTCCGATCCAAATCTTATCAGATCAGTTGAACTCGACACATTTGATATGTTGACTGGCGGACCTGGTGGTGATGGTATCAATGCTATAAAATATTATGCTCAAGTTGTTCTTGATACATCACTAGGTCAAACCTACAACACCACACAATACTCAGAGTTTGTTGTATTCCATGATGGTGTCACAGCATATCTCAACACATACTCAGAATTAGCAGACGCTGGTGATCTTGGTGAATTTACAACAGATGTTAGCGGTCCTCTTGCGAGTGTATTGTTTGTACCAAACAACTCATCATTTAGTTACGACATAACATTCCACAAAGAAATAATGACTAATGGTGTAGGTGTCGCTTCTACATCATTTGGATTCTCTGAATACAAGGGTATGACTAAATCACTCAATGTGTTTGGTTCTGCAGTTGTACAGGAAGTAGATGCTATAGATGCAACGATGTACAAATCAGGTAGTATATTTGTTGCAGCAAGAGGACCTCTTGGTGAGAGAGAAATAGATGAATTTACATGGTTAGCAGATGGGTCAAATAAAGTTCTATTCACCAACTTTGGTAAGATGGACGCAGATACTGACATAGGAACTTTCCAAATAAACATGCTTGGTAATGTATTGAAACTTAGACATACATCTCCCGTCGGTATGGCAGTTACTGTGACTTCATTATCAAGATCAGTCGGTGTTGCACAGACTCATGCTAATACTGGTATTACTGGTGTATATGATGTAGGTGACGTGCAATTAGATGGCACATTTACAAATATATCTGCTACTGGTTCTCCTAGCCCAATGACTATATCAACAAAGTCATATAATAACTTCACATCATGTAGATTTCATGTAGAAATCAATAATACAACTGACAATAATTATTCTGTATTCATAGTAAGTGCCAACTCATACGCTGGTAACGCTAATTACAACAAGTATAATAATCTTTATACCGATGATAGTGCTAAACGTAACATGGCAAATACTGACATACATATATCAGGAAATAATACCCTATTGAGATTTACACCACTGGCAAACAAAGCATACACAGTAAGGGTATCTGAACTCAAAATTGAGAGACCAGACTCTGTGTCAGAAGACAACTTATACACACTATAATGTCATTTCAATTAGGATCACTCAACAGACAATTCAATACTGAAAGCGAGAGTTTTCAGAGGTCATTCAATTTAACTCACAAGGGAGACCCAATATTTTCACATGTATTTGATGGTGCATCTAGCACAAATATTTTATTAGGTTCAGAGACATTTGTCATAAAAAATCACTTTTTAGTAACTGGTGAAGAGATTGAATATGATTTTACAGGTAACGCAAGAGGCATAGGTATTGATCATACGAGTGCTGGTATAGGAGGCGACACTATACTACCATCATCAGTTTTTGTGATCAAACTAAATGAAGATAAATTCAAACTAGCAGCGACTAGAGCATTAGCTTTATCAAATGATCCCATAGGTCTTACAACTGTGGGAGTTGGATCAACACATAGATTTAGATGTCTAAAACCAGATACAAAGTGTATGATATCTGTGGACAATGTATTACAATCCCCAATCATTACTGTAGCTGGAACAGCAACCACAACAGAAAATACAATGTTAAATCGTGAGGTTCGATTGGCAGATGTAAGAGGGTTCAGTCAATATGATTTGATAAAAATAGGTAATGAAATAATGAGAATTCAAGTTATTGGATTTGGCACCATGTCAAACAATATACTTGTTGATAGAGCGTGGTTAGGAACCTTTGAAGAACCGCATACAGGAAACGCTGCAGTGAGTTTACTAAGAGGTGATTATCAAATAAGAGATGATAAAATACATTTTACAGATGTTCCTTTTGGTGGGACAAGACAAACGGTTGGTGTATCTTCTGCTGCTGTAAACACAACTAATAATACTTTCTCAGCTTTGACAGAGGTATTCAGCACTGGAACTCAAGTAAAATTGAGGTCTATAACACCTCCATCACCACTACAAGGTAATAGAGATTATTATATAATCAAAAATGATACGAATAACTTCTCTTTTGCAGATACAAAAGGAGACGCTTTGACTGGTGTATCAATTGATCTTACCAGTGCAGGTATTGGCACTCACAAATTATTAGTAGCTGATGTGGTGTCTGGTAGTGAATTTCAAGGAAGAGCATTTATAAGATCTGATTACTCTGGAAATAAAGTTCTTGATGACATAGGTGAACAGTTTACTGGTATAGGAAAAACATTCACTCTAAAGTCTGGTGGAAGTGACATCTCAGGCATATCATCTGATTTTGGTGTTATTTTATTGAATAATGTTTTTCAAAAACCTGATACAGATTATGAGTACGTAACGTCAACTGGAATCACATCAATTAGATTTACGGGAAATGCAATAGCTGGCCAAACTGAGACATACAGCACATCTGATGTGAACGCTAATAGATTACCTAAGAGAGGTGTTATATCTGGATTGGGTAATTCTCAAGGTTTTGGATATCAACAAACCCAAGCAGGTTTTGGTACTGCAGTGGTATCTGGTTTTGGTACTATTACTGTGGCAATGGGATTCACGGGGTCGGGTTATAGAAGTGCAAGCACACAATTTAGAGTAAGGGTGATTGGTGGTAATCCAACTACGGGTGCAGCAGGTACGTTCTCTATCCAAGATGGAAGAATCAAAAAAGTTTTCATGGATGGAACACCAGGTGTCGGATACACTTACACCAATGTACCATTATTAGAATTTGATTCTCCTTATGCGTATGATGACATCAAGTTGATTAGTGCAAACACTGGTATTGGTGCATCTGTGTCGATACGTGTTGGTCAAGGTAATAGTATATCTGGCACAGAATTGATAAATCCTGGTTATGGGTTTACAGTTGGAGAAACTTTGACCATAGCTGGTATACCGACTGAATTTAGTGCTGGAACTAATTTTCAACCTGCAACATTCACTGTCACTCGAACTGTAGATGATAAGTTTGCAGGGTGGCAACTAGGCAAATTCCAAATCTTAGATGATTTTTCAAATGAATTCAACGGAAGTAAGAGTCAATTTACATTGAAAGAGGATGGGAATCCAATTAGTATTGAAAAAACTGTCGGTAATCCTATCAGTCTTGATGATATAATTCTTATTTTTATAAATGACGTTTTACAAAAGCCAGGTCGTGCATACAAATTTGATGGTGGTACACAAATCAAGTTTACAGAACCACCTGCTGCTGGATCATCATTACAAGTGCTGTTCTATAGAGGAACTGATGCTGACATAGGAACTGCTTCAGCAG